CGGAGAGATCCGACGCTCTAAATCAGTATGAGCTAAGTGCTCTTCCCGATTAGAGAATACACTAATGTGTGTTTCCTAGCAGATGGCTTCGCAAGTCGCCATTCCAAAGGTGGAGTATACCCCACAACTTGATCATCTATACGGAACTAAAGGCCCGACTGTGACAACCAAGGGGAGAACTTTTCCAGCAATGGATCAGTTAAATTGGTTTAATCCTCACGCCCCTTGCCCAGGGGCCCTTATCCACCAAATAAAGTACGGTGTCTAAGGGGGAGGTGTTACAGGAAACTCCTGGCACGAAAGTGCTGTGGAGGATCGACAAGACAATACATCATCGTCTGTCGCTTACGTATACCTGTCCGGTAAGGACTACGTAGGGAGCTGGCCAAGCCAGTTCGCACTACTAGGAATAGTAGTAGCATAGCACCTAACAAAGGTGGCCATGCCGGCGACGAACTACAGGCATGTAGTGAAGTCTCACAGCAATGTGTAGGAGGTCCTGCTTGAGTGACACACTTACGTGTGTGTACTCGAGAATTCCGTTAAACGGCGGAATCCTGGAAACGGGGTTTCGCTATAGATGGAGGTTATCAGAACGCTATGTTCTTTGGGATGTGATAGTCCGTGTTCCCTAAAGGGTAAGGGATTCATTTCTCGAACTCTACGGGGTAGGATGAAAGAGCGTTAATTGCTTTTCAGCGTCGATGGCCGCAAGCCGGAGATGTTGTAGTTGTATCGAAAGATGCAACGGGGACATCCCACTGGATTGGATGTATGTCTGATCAACCCTCATAAGACCCATCAGGGTCGCCTGCTGCCCCTGTCTCAGCATGCTGAGAGGCAGGGAAACAGATGCCAAAAGCATAGTAAATAGTTCAATGAGAAACTCATATAAACACATTACCAGTTTTAGCTGGCAGCCTATCAGAAATGTAGGCTTTACCTTAGGCGCTGCCCTTCGCAGGGTAGTTAACCTAAGGGAGGGAGGACCGACTACTAATTGGTGCCGAACGGCTCTTTACTTTGGGAGACACGTTGGAACCTTGCGTAAAAACCAAGGATGGCGAGGTGTAGTTATACGTCTGAAAGCGTATAGTGTACTACTGCAGCAAGCTGTCGGAGGACAGCTTATTAAGAATCCTCGTCTACTAGGAACTGCAATTTCACGTTCCCGGGGAGGGCTTCCACGTGTAATTCCTGTTGAACACCGGAAACGGATCATCAGGCGGGATCGTTGGACGATCAAGATCTGGGCTTCCTTCTTCTGGTTATATCGTGTTATCGATATTCCTGGAAAGATTAAGCTTCAGAGTATTACACGACCTTTCGAGGTTAATTATCTTATAATTATGGAATGGAGTAGGTGGCTAGTCCAGTTTCTTCCAGTATTTCTGGATTTAGTTGGACGTGAGCGAGACTCACGAGTTGTTATCCAGAAGCGTCGAAGCCTCGATAAAGAGGGTACGTCTTCGTTACTACGAACAGAATTTAAAGAATTTTCTGATTTCATAGAACGCTTGACCGCGCTTCTACTTCCTTCAACGGAATCTTCCGTGAAGAAAGAAACCCCTAAAAAGGAGTGGAAACAACTTATGAAGCCTATTCTAACGGAGCTTCAACCCCGACCACTCATGATCCTAAATTCTGGGCCTAACAGTGCAAAAGGCCAGGATGAGTCTCCTGGTCCAAGTACCCGGACCTCAATTGGGTCTATCCTTACGGATATTCACCTTTGGGGGCATAAAAGCAACTCACATCTGTGGGAAGCTATTAGGGGCCTGTGGGCTTCGGCCGCAGGTTTTGCACAGACAATGAAAGCTCAAGCACATTCTGTGTACGAGCAATTAGAGTCGTTAGGCATTGCTGGGGAATACGCTGTATTCTTCAGAAGGACTCCAGAGGGAGTGTGGACTTCAGACCCGCTTCCTGGATTTAGTGTACCATGGGGACTAGGCAAACTAGGCTTCGTTCCCGAACCAGCGGGTAAAATCCGTGTGGTTGCGATGGTGGATAGCCTGACGCAGATGTTATTACGGCCTCTCCACGATGCCGTGTTCGGTCTCTTGAAAAGGATTCCGCAAGACGGAACTTTCGATCAAGAACGGCCTATCAGAAACTTAGCTAAAGCTATGGCCTCTGTGGGCACGAAGTCTGCTTGGTCTTATGACCTTTCAGCCGCAACTGATCGATTTCCAGTAAGTCTGCAACAGGCGCTTTTGGGATTATTTATTGGCCCAAAGGTAGCGCTCCAATGGAGGAAGTTACTCACTTCCAGGGAATTCATTGTTCCGAGAAGAATATCGGATAAACAGCATGTGCCGCGAGGTACACCGAGACTGGTCTCTTATCGAGCTGGTCAGCCTATGGGTGCTTACACCTCTTGGGCTGTTTTTGCGCTTACCCATCATTTCCTCGTACAATTTTCCGCGTATCAAGCGGGTAAAGGGCTGAAGTGGTTCACCCTCTATGCTCTCTTAGGGGATGACGTAGTGATCAGCGATGGTCATGTGGCCGAGAGATATCTCCTTCTGCTACGAGCAATCGGTGTGGAAGTTGGACTGGCGAAGAGTATTATTTCTTCGTCAGGTGTCCTCGAGTTTGCGAAACGAACAGTTATCGTGAACTCTGATGGAACTTTTGATGATATATCAGGTGTGTCTTTAGACGCAATCGGAGCAGCCATAACAGATTCATCTGTCATGGAAGCTCTACTGATGCATGCTAATGCGAGATCAGCCCGAGAGGGCCTTCGAATAGCATCAAGAGTCCTAGGTTACGGGTTCAGAGCAAGATCGAAATTAGGATCGGTCTTGACTAACATGAATCCACGTCTTATGGGACTGTCTATACTGCTAACGCGTCCATCATCTCCCTGGGGTTTAACCTTCAGGGAATGGCTTCTGCAGACAACTGTAGAAGTACCCGGGATTCTGGAGCAATCCAGACTCGAGGTTCTTATGGATGCAGTTAGACAGCGTTTAGTAAGCACCGCAAGGAGACTTGCGGATGCACGGCTGCGTGCTCTGGGTGATTGGGGATATCCCGTTGATCTCAATGGAGTGAGTGAAACGCCACTTACTGTGAAAATTCCTCATTTCATGCGCGCAAGCGCATGGATTGGAACTGGTGCACCTCTTTACGAGATGTTCCTAGCAGAGTGGGTCTTCAAGCCACTTCTGAGCAAAGTCAGAGAAGATCTATCTCAGTTACTAGACGACCTCAACCTATGGGCCGAGGGTAGTGCCTCAGATGGGAATTTCTCCCTTGACGAGATTTACACGTCGATTAATCGGCTGGTCGACGAGCTTGAAGCTGTCGATACCGCGGTTAATTTGTTTGTTCGCCGAACATCGAAAGATAATCGGCGTAACACGAAGTTCCGATCCGCAGCTGTAAGGCTGTGGAAAGGATGCCGACGTGTCACGCAGGGCTTCCTCACGCGTTAGTGAGGTAAGACCTAATATCCGGGTCCAAACCGGGTGGAATCTCCCAATAGGGTGGAGCTTTAGCGTTAGCCGCGTTAACCAAAGGCGAACCTAAGGTACATAGAACCTGATGTAACAGTCAGGGGTTTGACCCCGTCATGTTAGCCGGTCGGCGGTTAGAACAATTCTTCCTCAGAATTGTAATCCGGCCCGTGTATCACAGGCGGAAACAATTGTCTGTGGTAGCTTAAAAGACAGCTATAAAGAACTTGTTCCAGGTTTCAACCTGCGTATTGCTCCAATTCTCCCACCTCAAAGTGGTAGAAGCTGAAGTACAGCTCCTTCAGTAGAAGCCTCTTATGGTAGCCGGGGATATTACTCGGTGAAGCGGTTGGGGTTGGTCCCTAGGTGGGTCTTCGGACGCATCATTACACCAACAGCAGAATTGGCAGTTGTAAGCGAAAAGCAAACAAAGGGCCCTTCGTCTAATCGAAAGAATTCGAAGGCGACGAAAGCACCTAAGTTGGGATCCCACTTACAAACTGCGCCTCATCTAGCCCGGGGCTACAAGTTGCGAAACTTGTTAAAATTATTCTTGTAAAAGAATATAGCCCATAATAGTAGAGCAAAGACTTGGGAAGTCTGCGCTTAGGTCCTTTTCTCATAGAGGTAGGCTGGTAAACCAGACCGATCCTCGAAAATTACCTAGCAGTCAAACTGCAATTCGGCC